TATTATTTCGACTGCGGAGAAGAGGGCGCACAGGATTATGAGATCAGAAAAGAAATCGCGGATTTCTTCGGCGCGGTGGTCAAAAAGGTCCGGGGCACGTTCACCAACAATCTCACAGGGATACTGTCCGCATTGCAGAACGGGTTTTCCATTACCGAAAAAGTGTACGCGCCGATGCAGTGGGGCGGAAAAACCCGGTGGGGAGTCAAAGCGTTAAAGCTCCGGCCGTTCGCCACGTTCGACGGCGGGTTCGAGACCGACGCTCACGGCAACATCCTGAAACTCAGGCAGCTCCAGGCCGGGAACTCTCCGGAGATACCGCTCAGTAAAATCATCCATTTCGTGCACCAGTCCGACATCGACGAGCATTACGGCGAGTCCGACCTGCGGGCCGCATACCGGCCCTGGTGGTCAAAAGACATTGCCATCAAATTCCAGAACATACACCTGGAACGGCACGCCTCCGGATTCATACATGCCAGCGTCAAGGGGAATTTAACGCCCCATCAGAAAACGGATCTTGAAAATCTGCTCAAAAACATCTCGGCACGCATGGGCGCGCACCTGCCGGACAATGTAACGCTGAACGCGATCCAGCCGCTCCGCACCGATGCGTATGACCGGGCGATGGTGCAGCACGACAAGGCCATCGCCAAAAGCATCCTGGTACCGAATCTTCTGGGGCTTTCAGAACAGGGATCAACCGGCTCTTATTCCCAGTCGCAGACACAGTTCGACGTGTTCTGTTGGATCCTGGATTCCATTGCCAACAACCTGGCAGAAGCCCTCAACGAACAGATGTTCAGGGAGCTTGCTCTGTGGAATTTCGGGACCGAGGATTTTCCGCCGTTTACCTGGGAGCCGATTTCCGATGCCGCAAAAATCGAGATCGCAAAGCAGTGGAGCGAAATGGTCAGGGGCGGCGCCGTGACGAAATCGGATTCGGACGAAGCCTGGATCAGGCAGATCATGGGGGCGCCGGAAAGGGCAGAGGGCGGGATTAAGGATCAAGGATTAGGGGATAAGGAAACCGATAAAAGCCCGGTGGATGTGCCGGACAACGAAGACTGGATCGACGCCCAGGGAGAGACCAAGGCCGAAGAAATCCGGAAAGAAATGGCGGAGCGGCCCTGGATGAAGCGCATCAATTTTGCCGAGATCGAAGGGGCGCTCGATGCCAGGGACGGCGCGTTTTCCGGCGACATGATCGAGATCATGGCGCCGGTGCGGGTGGCCGTCGAAAAGCAGATCGGAAAAATCGTGGGGCAGCGGTCTATGGGCAACGTGGATCCCAAAGAGATCGAGGCGGTCAAGATCCCGGCCGGATCGATATCGTCTCTTCGAAAAACCGTGCGGAACCATCTCCAGCAAATCTTAGATGAGGGATATGCCCTGGCCAGAAAAGAACTGCCTAAAAAAGAGTTTGCGGTGATCCGGCCGGGGATGGACAAGACCCAGGCAGAAAAGTTTTTATCCCGGAAGGCATTTCGCATTGCCGGAATTATCGAGCAGGATGTTTTGAAGGCGGTTTTGCGGGTGCTCGAAAACGGCATCAAATACGATAAAACATTGGGCCAGGTGATCGCGGCCATCTCCGAAGATACCGACCTGGTCAGCCTTTTACCGGAGGTGGATGCGGCCGGCCGTGCCATCAACAAACCGGCCCGGATTTCCACCATTGCCCGCACCAATACGGCCGATGCGCTCAATACGGCCCGGACGGCGCTGTTCGGGGATCCGGAATTGAAGGGGTTCGTGCTGGCCTATGAGTATTCGGCCATCCTGGACGAGCGGACATCGGAGATCTGCGAGCATCTGCACGGAAAAGTGATGAAGGATTTCGGGGTGTATACGCCGCCGAATCATTTTAACTGCCGGTCGCTTTTGATCCCGGTCACCATCGTGGACGGCTGGGACGGCAAGGTCAGTCCGACGCCGAGGGTGCAGCCGCAAAAGGGGTTTGCGTAGTGACAAAACGGCATTTCATGCTGATCGGAAACGGCGGGGGCGGCACGTCATTCACCCAGCGACGGCTGACCCGGCACTCGAAAATCGAATGCCTGTTCGAGGCCAAACTGGGCGGCGGGGAGCACGCGCCGGAAGCGGAGACCGAGCATTACATCAAGCTGCGCGACGATGCCGACAGCCGCGGCATGGTCTGGGGAAACAAGATCCCGATCGAGCAGTTCGAAACGCGGCGATACAGCGATGACGATATCGTTTCTTTGTCCGATCATTTTTTCGTTATCTGGCTGCGGCGCCGGTGGAGCCGGTATTTCAAACAGAGCCATGCGCACCATGCGTATTATAGAGGACATTGGGACCGTGCCGGACGCGTGTACTGGATGATCCGGGAGAAATGTCCGGAAAACATCATCCAGGTGTCATGGGAAGATCTGCTCCTGCGGCCGGTGATCGAGCTGGTCCGCATCTGCGCGGTGCTGGGCGTGGATTACGAGCCAGAAATGAATGACGAGGCTATTTTAACGGAGAAGATATGATTACACTCCAAACCATAACAACCATTGAACTTTCCAGTATTTGTAATTTGAGTTGCAAATACTGCATCAACCGGCTGCTGGTCAAAGATCCGGAAAGAAAGCCGGGTATCATGAAGGACGAGATATTCGATATGGCCCTGTTCTGGCTCCAGGCGCTGGTGATGAGGGGAACCCAGAAGGAAGTCAACCTGAACGGAAACGGCGAATCGTGCCTGGATCCGAAATTGTGCGAACGCATCCGGCGCGTTAAAAAGATCATGGGGCCCGGCAGGCAGGTGGGCATGTGCACAAACGGCGCCAATATGACCCCGGATCTGGCCCGGGATCTGAAGGCGTCCGGAATCGACCGGGTGGATCTTTCGCCCCATTCGCCCTGGCATGCGCGGCGGGCGGTATCGATGATGAGCGACGCGGGGATCAAAGGGATCATCAACTGGGGATCCATCGTCATGTCCCACAATTGGGCCGGACAATTGGAGCCGGAGAACGCCATCGAGTGCCGCCTGCAAAACCCGTGCGACCCCTTGATACAGGGCCGGGGCTACATTCTGAGCGAGGGAAATGTCACGCCCTGCTGCTACGACTTTCGCAATCTGGGGGTATTCGGGCATGTGCTCGATAACGATTTGCTCAGCCGGGAGATCCGGCCGTATGAACTTTGCGGGACGTGTCATCAGGTAATTCCTCCGGGGATCAAGGATTGAAGGATTAAGGATTAAGGAAAAACGATGATCGAGAAACTGGTTGAAATCAACAAGGAATGCGATCTCATGTCTAAAAACAGGGCAATCGATTCCGTGCCGTTTCGTGTGTATCTGGCGGCAATGGAGCTTAAGGTTGCATGCCTGAAAATGATCAAGGCCCTCGACGGGGAAAAGGATAATACGTGCGGATAACCACCATTAACAGCATCGAGGTGAGCAGCCTGTGCAATCTCAAGTGCCGGTACTGCCCGGCGTCTGTCCAGGGCGAAAAACGCGAGACCGGCCTGATGGACCGGGATGTGTTTGAAAAAGCGGTCGAATGGGCGCGCCATTTCGCCCGCAGTGGCACGCAGAGAGAGATCAACCTGTTCGGAGTAGGAGAGCCTGCCCTTCACCCGGACCTCCCGAAATTCGTCAAACTGGCGCGCCAGCGGCTGCCATTTAAACAGATTCTGCACCTCAACACCAACGGCGTTGCCATGACCAGGGATCTGGCGGTTGCGCTCAAGGACGCCGGGATCGATCACATCGACATCACCGCGCACGATGCGTACCATGCAGCAAAATGCATCCGCATTTTTCGCGAGCTGGGAATACCGGGCCAGCTTTCCGTTGACGCGATCTCCGCGCCCAACAACTGGGCAGGCCAGGTGGACTGGTTTCATCCGGAGTATTATAAAGCCATGCCCTGCCCCTGGATACGAAGCGGCCAGGTGATGATCATGAGCGACGGGTCGGTTACCCGATGCTGCATCGATGCGTTCGGTACCGGCATTATGGGGACGGTGTTCGACGACCTGTCGGCGATGGAGGTTTCGCCGTTCGAACTGTGCCGGAACTGTCATCACAGGCCCTGACAGGAGGATTGTTGATTGTCGATGGACGATTGTTGATTGAAAAGATTAAAAGAACTGACGATCATAAATCCAAAAAGGAGAAAAAGATATGCCGTATAAAAGCAATGACGATTTGCCGGATGCCGTAAAGGGTTCTCTGCCTGCCGATGCGCAGACGATCTTTAGGGAGGCATTTAATTCGGCCCGCGAAAAAGATCCGGATGAGGAAAAAGCCGCGCAGGCCGCATGGGGCGCGGTGAAAAACGCCGGGTACGAAAAAGACGATGCCGGAAAATGGGCCGAAAAACAAGACCATTCCGAAACATACGATGCCGAGTTCGAGGTGTTTTCTGCGGGGATCCACGATGGGGATGTGTATACCGAAAAAGACCTCGACGATATAACCAGGAATTTCGCCGAGCTTAAAACCGATATCAAGCCCCCGCTTAAATTCGGGCATAGAAACCGGATGCACATCTCGGACGGCCAGCCGGCCCTGGGATGGGCCACGGAATTGAAGCGCGTCGGGCAAAAGCTGATTGCGAAATTCTCCCACATTCCGGAGGTGGTTTACCATGCCATTAAAAAGAAGCTCTACTCAAGAATCTCATCCGAGATCCTGTGGGATTTCAAATACAAGGGAAAAAACTACTCGCGCGTGTTCTGGGCCGCGGGACTTTTAGGCCAGGACATACCGATAGTAAAAGATCTGGCGGATCTCCAGGCGTTCATGAGCCGATCCACCCCGCCTGACAATGTCGACGGGGGATCGTTCGGCGCACTGAAGGTTTGCGAATTCGCATACGACGATGACGGAACAACTCTAAAATTACACGGAGGTGAAACCATGACCGACCAGGAGAAAAAGGATCTGGAAGCAAAACTGGCGACAGAGAAGGCGGCCCGGGAAAAAGCCGAGGCGGACGCAAAAAAATACAGCGAGCAGCTCGACGCCAGAAAGGCCGAAGACGCCGCCAGAAAAAAGGCCGAATGCATCGCGGAAATCAAAACCTTCTGCGAGCAGATGGTGAAAGACGGCCGGATGCTGCCTGCCGGAAGGGACATCATCGCCGGCGGCCTGGACAGCAATCTGCATGTCTACAGCGAGGATACCGGATTCGGCCTTTCTTTCGATCAGTTCAAAAAGTACGCGGAGCTGCAAGGCAAAGTGCTGCCTCTCGGCGAAAATGCCAAAGGCGGCAAGGCCGGTACCGGCCAGGAGTTCGACACGGCAGGCGAGGAGCTGGATGCCAAAGCGAAGAAGTACTCGCGGGATCATAAGGTATCGTATTCCGATGCCATAAGCGCCGTGATGGCCGAGGATAAGGATCTGGCCGAGAGGTACGCGAACGAGGCAAAAAAGTCCGATGAAAATTAAATCGTCAGAATGACCGAAGGGAGGTCTATCATGTCAACTGAAGGAAGACGGCTCGAAACCACGTTCGCAGCGGGTGAGGACCTTGACACCGAGGGGCACATGTATCACGCCATTGCCCTCGATGACGGCAAACTCGCCAACAGCGGAGAAGAGGCGTCCGGGATACTCCTGTCCAAACCGAAAACCGGCGAAGGCGCTACCCTCGGATTTGTCGGCGAATTGAAATTCGCGGCAGGGCTGGCCGTGGCAAAGGGCGCAAAGCTCACCGTCACCACCTCCGGGTGGATGATTACGGCGGATTCAAACGATCCGGTACTGGGAGAGGCGAAAGCCGCCGTTACGTCCGGGTCCGTCGGCACGGGGCTGTTCGCATTCCCGCCGGCAACGGACAAAGCGGATTACCAGGTGCATCAGATCACGCCGGCGGACACCACCATCGCAGGCGTGGCCATTGCGCTCGACGACAACAAGCTGGCCAACACCGGCGGCGAGGCAGGGGGCGTGGCCGTTACGGTGCTGACATCCGGCACGGCCGGGAATATCGCCGTGGGCGGCAAAATCAATATCCGAATGGATCCTGCTGTATGTTCCTCGGCAGGAGATCCGCTGGTCGCGACAACGTCCGGATATTTTACCCTGGCCGTATCCGGAACATTCGTAAATGCGCGGGCGCTGGCCAACATCGGCAGCAACGCACTGGGCGCCGCTCTGTTTTCGGGCGTTCCGGTATATGCATTCAGCAGCTCGTTTGCATGGTAATCAAAAAACAATTTTGAATTCTCAATTCCCAATTTTGAATTCAAAATTCATCATCCAAAATTAAAAAGGGGGTTATCATGTCCTTCGAAGGACGCAGGCTCGAAAAAACATTCACGCCGGGAGAGGACCTCGATGCGGCCGGCTGCATCTATCATGCCATTGCGCTCGATGACGGCAAGCTGGCTGCAAACGGATACGAGGCCGGAGGCATTCTTTTGTCACGGCCGAAATCCGGAGAAGGCGGCACCCTGGGTTATGCCGGCGAAATGAAGTTTGCCGCCGGCGGCGCGGTTGCGGCCGCAAAGGCGGTCACCGTTGCGGCATCCGGCTGGTTCGAGGCGGCAAGCTCCGGCGATTATATCGTGGGCAGAAACGGCATGGCTGCGGTTACGTCCGGGTCCATAGGCACCGGATATTTCAATTTCAGCAAACCGCTGTATGCGTTTTCCAGCTCGTTTGCCTGGTAATAAAAAACAATTTTGAATTCTTAATTCTTAATTCTTAATTAAAAATTCATCATTCAAAATTCAGCATTAAACAAGGGGGATTATTATGCCAGCAACAGGAAGAGACGTTCATGTCGATGTGCCGCTTTCCAACGTGGCCATCGGATACACGCCGAGAGGGTTCATCGCGGATCAGATCGCGCCCGTCGTGCCGGTGCAGAAACAGTCCGACGGCTATTACATCTGGAGCCAGGCCGATGCGTTCCGCGTTGACGACGATCTGCGGGCTCCGGGCACCGAGGCCAACGTCATCACCCGGTCGGTTTCAAGCGCCACGTATTTCGCTATCAATTACGCGCTCAAGGACCGCATCCCGTATGAGGACATCGAAAACGCGGATGCCAATTTTATCATCACCAAGCGGGGAAACCGGGCGAAGTTCATCAAGAGCAAGCTCATGCTCTCGATGGAAAAGCGCGTGGCCCTGAAATGCACGTCCGGTTCGAATGTCGGGAGCTATTCCACGGTGGCCAGCGCCTGGACCGACTACACCACGGCCAAAAGCGCGCCCATCGCAGACATCAATACCGGCATCCGGAACGTTGAGGATGCAACCGGCTACAAGCCCAATTCCATCATATTCGGCCGGTACGCCTGGCGGCATTTTCGCGAGCATGCGGACGTCATCGGACGGATCTACGGCAATGTGGATAAGGGCATGACCGCCCGGATCGTGACCATCGAGCAGGTCAAAGCGCTGTTCGAGGTAGACCGCGTACTCATCGGCGGCGCGTACTATTCAACGGCGGAAGAGGGCCAGGCAGCGGCCCTTGCCCAGCTCTGGAACGATAACGTGCTGGTCTATTACGCGCCCATGACGCCGGCCGGTCCCGAGCAGGAGGAGCCGAGCTTCATGTACAGCTTCCGGTGGGAAAAAATCATGAACATGAACGCGTTTGTTTATGATTTGCCCCGGGCCAAGGCCGAGGAAGTGGAACTGGGTTATTACCAGGACGAAAAAATCACGGCATCAACCCTGGGATTTCTCATCACGGGCGTGGGATCGAGCCAGTAAGAATTGTCGATATATTATTGATGATTGTCGATCGAAAAAAACAATCATGGATCGACAATCATCAATCAACAATCCAAAAGGAGGCTCTCATGTTGACGGAAGATGCAAAAAAACTCAAAGAAGAAAAATCGAAAAAGGCCGCAGAAGCAAAGGAAAAAGAAAAGGAAAAAGAAAAAGACAAACCGAAAAAATAACCCTGGGAGATCAGTCATGCACATTGCGATACACTGCGGCGGGATGCCGTTCAGCGGCGACACCATCCCGAAGGGGGAGTCCCTGGGCGGCTCCGAATCCGCCGCCTACTATATGGCAAAAGAACTGGCCGCTCTCGATCATACGGTGGCCGTATTCACGGCCTCGCAAAAGCGGGGCGTATGGGACGGGGTTCGATATGAGTGGATGGGCGAGGTCTCGGACGCAAATCCGATGGGACATTTGTTTCACTATGTGATGCAGGCGCCGTTTGACGTAGTGATCTGCCAGCGGCATCCATGCGCATTTCTCCTGCCGTACAACTCCAAACTCAATATCTGGTGGCTGCATGATCTCGCGCTGCTGCGACAGAAACATGCGGCGGGCGGGCATCTGTGGAATATCGACCGGATTTTTACGGTGAGCGAGTTTCACAAGAATCAGGTCTCGGAAGTTTACGGCATTGAAAAAGCATATATTCACGCCGTGAAAAACGGAGTGGATTACGCGGCGTTCGACGGGCTGGATCAATTCGAGCGCGAGCCGAATTCTTTGGTATTTTCGGCCCGTCCGGAAAGAGGGCTGGAGAACCTGGTGGAACCCGGCGGGATCATGGAGCAGCTCGCCGAATGCAAACTGTATGTCTG